CAAACTTTGCCACAATAGACACCCGAAACTCCATCATGGTTTTGGATTTTGCAGACTCCAGCGCAGACGAAAGTGCCATATTTGTTGGAGTGATTCCCGAAGGTGCAAGTTTGGGCAGCGGACTAACGGTACGCATTCGTTGGATGGCTACAAGCGCAACAAGCGGTGCTGTGCGTTGGGGAGCGCAGTTTATGAATCTGAATACTGATTGCGACTCTGATTCGTTTGACACTGCAACTGAGGGCAACACCACGACAAATGCTACATCCGGCACACCAAACACCACAGAACTCACAGTAACAAACATAGACGGTTTGGCTGCGGGAGACTTTTTCCGTCTGAAAATTTATCGTGAACAAAGCGACACATCAAACGACACCATGAGCGGTGACGCAGAACTAATTGCTGTGGAAGTACGGAGTGCATCGTGAGCATTCGGTTTGGTAGTGCTTCTGCTAATACGGCTCATGTAGCATCAGGCACGCCCCCTCAAGCCCCAAGTTTCCCTGTAACAATGAGTATTTGGTTTTACTCAAATCGAACAACAGGCAGAGAACCCCTGTTGTCCTTTATTTGTATAGACAACGATACAGAAGAATTCTTTGAAATGTCTTTGAGTATGTTAAGTAACGCCACAACAACAAGCCGACGAGTTGAAGCAGTAGTTTTCGATGGTTCACCAGCAAGGGCGCAAAGCGCAACAGGAGCGGGTGCAGGATGGTCAACAAACTCTTGGGTTCACGCAGCAGGAGTTTTTGAAACTGCAAGCAGGGTAGTGTACTTGAACGGAGGATTCACTGGCACTAACACCACTTCATTCAGCAACCCATCAAACACATCCGACCTTTCGGTAAACTTAAACTACGATGTTGGCAGTCTTCAGGGTAATGGACACAATGCATCAGGGCAACTTGTGCGTATGGCAGAAGCAGCAATATGGAATGCTGTGCTTACAACAGACGAAATTGTTGCGCTTTCCAAAGGAGCCAAACCCAAGACTGTTAGACCTGAGTCTCTGATGTTTTACTCGCCACTGGTGCGAGGCAGTGGCAGTTCTGTTCCAGAGGAAACAGGAAACATCCCACTTACTTTTTACAACTTTGCTGGAGTAACGGGGGCGTCTTATACTGATCACACAAGGAGATACGGATGAGTGCATACGCCCGTGTACACGACGGACAAGTGGTAGAAGTTTTGGAATTGACTGACGATTGGATTGCAGGCTTGGAAGCAAACAGCAACCCCAAGAGAGCAGAATTTTATCAGGTAACTGTAGATGCCACGCCAACTTTCAACGAGGAGACTCATTACCTTTCTCCAGTTTTCACATTTGGAAATCTAACAGTCCATCAGTCATGGATTGTTAGAGAACTACTCTGAAGCGGAGGCATAAATATGGTGAAGTGTAGATCATCCTCGACGCAGAAAGGGGGCATCATCATGTCAGATGCAGACTCAAATCTGGACCCCGTTGAGCGTGAACTATTGTATGCCAACTTAAAAGATTACCTAATGCGAACAACTCTGCTTTACAATTTGGTGGAACAGGGTAAACTAAGTAAAGAAGATTGCTACAATAGATTGCTTGAAACATGGATGGAGTATGACGAAGCAGCACAAAAAATCTTCATGGAAGAACGAGAGTATCAGGATCGCAAACGAGGTTTAGCAAAAAAGAAACGCCCACAATGAAATCATACAGAACCCTTATTGCAGAAAGCAGCATCTCTCGTATCTATCAGCACATCGAAGAACCAGGCCGGGCATTTGGTGTGGTGAGTGCATTCCGCTCCGACAACTCGGCAGAAGACAACAATAGGTTATACATGGAGATGAAGGGCGAAGTACGCAAGATGGGCCTTGGGTTCATTGAGATGCGCGGTGGTTACAAGGGCGACCAAGGATTCTCGATTGAACCTAGCCTGTTCATTCCGAGCATCTCTCGCAAGCAGATCATTGAACTAGGCAAAAAGTACAACCAACACAGCATCATCTTCAAGGATGCTAGTGAGTTCTCTCTGATTGGCACAAACGAGTCAGCAGGTATCGGCAAGACGCTATCCAATTTCAAGTTTGGATCAGGGAAAGAGAACATCGTGCTGGCACAAGAAGCCATGAAAGACTTCTTCTCGTCGTTGCTCAAAGGCCGCGACCGAGGCAAGAAGTTCTTGTTTCGCATGGAAGAGAAAGAGGTGTGGGGATTTCTACAACACGCCTACGCCCCTAAGGGCGTTCAACCCAAGTGGAATGTGATTTACGAGGAAATGGAGTGAACCATGAGCGATCAGAACCCATTACAGGCGGCGATTCAAAACATTCATCAAAGAGACTTTGCTGCGGCAAGGGATCATGTCCACGATGCCCTATACACAAAGGCACGGGACCTAGTGAATGTAAAGAAGCAAGAGATTGCAGCAAATCTAGTGACACAGGAGGTAGATGATGGCGGGCAAGCACAGAGCGGGCAAGGGTGACACTTATCGCCCAGTAGATCAAAAGAAGTGGGCAAAGAATTGGGATGCAATCTTTGGTAACAAACCAAAGTGCAAGAAACTTACAACCAAGAAAGTGAAGAAATCGAAATGAGTAATATACGCATCGTGAAGTTAAAAACAGGCGAAGAACTGATTGCTGGCGTCGTTCCTGATGGCGCCTCACATATTCTGCTGAAGAAGCCATGCATTCTGCTACCAACTGCACAGAATCAAATCGGTATTGCACCTTGGGCATTTGTCACCAAAGAAGCGCAAGAGGATGGCATTTCTATTGCTACTTCGGAAGTTCTGTATCAAGGAACTCCACTAGATGATTTGTGGAATCAGTACAACAGTATCTTTGGTAGCAAACTGATTGTACCTGAAAGAAATCTATCAACTTCCAACGAAGCAGGCTTGAAACTCTCTCTCTGAGTGATATACTTGTGCGAAAGCACCTGTAACTCAGTTGGATAGAGTAGTTGCCTTCTAAGCAACAAGTCGCAGGTTCAAGTCCTGCCAGGTGCGTTGGAGAATACCATGATTTCATTTGCCATTCCAAACTATAACCGAGTAGAAACAGTTATGAAACTGGTGAATACTCACGCAGACACCGCTGTGGTATCTGAAATTGTGATCTGTGATGATGCGTCTAGATCCGAAGTGGTTCAGTCGCTTATCGCGCAAACCAACCACATCAGCAAGGTTCGCTTGATTCAGAACCAAGAGAACTATGGACTGTTCTTCAACAAACTGAGAACTGTTAGAAACTGCAACAACAATTGGATTGTGCTGTGTGACTCCGACAACTTCATGGGCAAAGACTACATTGAAACTCTCGAACGGGAGATTCCGTGGGACGAGAAGACAGTCTATTGTCCCGAGAAAGTTGGGCCATTCGACTTCACTCCCATCGGAGGTAGCACCATGTCTTCGTTGTCAGAAATGTTCTCTACGCTACACAAAGTTAAACCAATTCGTGATGTGTTTCTGAACACCGGCAACTACTTCTTTCATCGGCGCACTTACATTGATGTATGCGAACGATTTCATACTCTAGGTCTTGATCCCAAGAAACTATGGGCAGCCGAGGTTCATGCTCTGAACTACGCTTGGGTGGCTCTAGGAAACAAGATCAAGTGCGTATCAGGACTTTCTTACTTTCACAATAACAAGAATGCAGACTCAGCGTGGCGAAGAATTACAGCGACCCAAGAGGGACGAGATGGTTCTGCGAAAATCAGGAATGAAGTGAACAGAAGAATTCAATCGGGCCGATAGTTCAACTGGTAGAACGCTGCCTTTGCAAGGCAGAGGTTAGGGGTTCGATTCTCCTTCGGTCCATTCGCGGGTGTAACTCAATGGCAGAGTGTTGGCCTTCCATGCCAAATGTTGAGGGTTCGAGTCCCTTCTCCCGCTTTAGAAAAGGAATACATTGTACAGACTACACATCGACATTCCACTAGACCACGATCTTGAAACTGCCAAGCGAATTGGGGCAGATGTCATACAAGACCTTTTGAAAGGTCGGGCAGAATCTGTAGCAGAACTTTCCATTCTGAGTATTGACCGATTGAGTGCAACTGATAAACTACCTGAGCCACCAACCATTACATACAAGGTGGATCAAATCAACTATCGATTAGGTAATGACGAAGATCGACAGAAATCAAACTACTACATCATGGACAGCAAAGGTCATGTCACACACAAAAAGTGTGTGTATACCTTCAGCAACGATGGAGTACCGCAACCACGGATGGATTGATTTTAGAAAGGAGTACATAATGGCTGACACCAAGACAAATGCTTGCCCAGTTAAGACCGCTTGTGGATTTTGTTACAAGAACCTCTGGCATTGGTATCTACTTGTTGCCACGCTCCCCTTCTTTGTGAAGGGTGTGAAGTTCGTTCTGAACTTTGCTCAGAGTGTGACACCACAAGTCGCTCAGTAATTTTCGTCTATGACGAATTACTCTCTCAGAGTCTTTGCGGGTCTGTATGAGAGAGGACACATAAAGACCTGCTTTCTTGCGCCGTGGGAGGTCAGCATCTCAGGACGGCTTATACCCGTCTAAGCACAGGGGCAGCACCTGTACGGCGTACTCAAAAGGAGATAAGTATGAACAGTAAAATGAAAGCAGTTAGGCGTAAGCACAAGAAGGCCAAGGAACGCAGACGAGTAGTGGCAGTAGAATCTCGTAAAGATGCCAAAGCAAAGACCCGAGATCGCTGGCAACGAACAGGCCTAATTCCTGTATTCAGAGTATAATGTATTCTTTCGTAGTGTAATGGTAGCACAGGAGATTTTGATTCTCCTTGTCTTGGTTCAAGTCCAAGCGAAAGAATTAGGCTAGAATCCTGTAGCAGAACAACTCAGTTGTTTCTTTTATCGAATCACCACAACATTGGTGTTGATGCGTTTCTCGTAAACTGCAAGAATACGCAGGCCTGGATACTGTTTGAGACTCTTGCGAGTCTTATCGTTTCTGATCAAAAAGTACACCCGCTTTTCTCCTGTTACATCTGCCATCTTGGTAATGATGTCAGTTACACTAATTGTTAGGGTATCTCCCTTTGCTACAAACGAACTCTTGGAGTATGTCTTGGTGATGATGGCTCCGTGTTGTTTTGCAATATCTGACCCAAACACTACATCTCTTGTTTCTTCTATGGTTGCCTTCACCGCAATGTTTGGTTCGATGGTAAAATATCCTCCATGCGGAATCAGTTGTGTCTTCTTGCTTTTCAATGCCTTGTTGATTGCCTTGAGAGCATCGTCTGCATAGTATGTGTCTGCTGACTCCCACATTTCAGCATCATCTTTCTTTACTGATATTGGAAACTCGATTCCTTTGCTGTCGATCAGAACCACATCTGCTTTCTTTCGGCCTGCGGTGTCTCGTCCTGCTGATCTTGCTTTCACACATCCCCTAACCGTGTACTTTTTGGTGGAAGATTCCCTGAACACTACATTGATAGGTCCTGTTTTACACATCGTGTTAATGGTGTTTACTAGCATATCTTCATTTCCTAGTCCTGCTGATCCACCTCCCTGCTTGCTGGCGGGCTTGACCAATATGGCAAACTGTCCAATCGTAACCCGACCAACACTTGACTCTGAGAGAGGGGTACGGTCGTACTTTCCTCCGCTCTTTTTGGCAACTGCTTCAAGCACATCCACACGATTCTCTTCAGTTAGAATCACCACTTTCTTGCTTGAAATCTTGTTCACCTTATACCCAAGTCCTTTCAGGTAGGTAACGAGCATCGACACATCCTTAACTGTAACCTGTGCCATATAAATCTCCTCGTAGTATGTATTGAGTATACATATTTTCAAGGTATGAAGCACATGACTAACATAAATGAAAATCTCGACCGCTGGTTCAAGGAGAAGTGGGTTGACATCTCTAAGAAAGTTGATGGCAAACACCCTCCATGCGGACGAGAAGCAGCAAGTAAAAAGCATGGCGCATACCCTAAATGTCGGCCATCTAAGCGAGTGAGTTCAGATACACCTGAAACCTCGGGAGAGATGAGCAAAGGTGAGAAAGCGTCTGCTGTTCGTCAGAAACGCCGTGCAGAAAAGAAACGCAGGAAGGACAAGAAACCACACATGACCTCCCACAAAGATATCGAAGAAGCCTCATTCACCGCAAGCAAAGAACTCAGAAACTATGTGCTTGATGTAGTTACCAAAGCGTCCAAAACTGGTATTGATCTCATGGATATCACTAAGGCTGCGGGAGCAAAGTTTCAATTGGTTCCCAAGATTACTCTTGGCAAACTCATCGCCAATGCATTGGAGTGGTGGGAGGAAAGTGCTGAGATTGTGCAAATGAAGGGCAAGACTGGCAACAAGTATAAGTTAACCAAGTGGGTAACTGAACAAACAAAAGAAGCAGGCGCAGGCGGTGTGCTAGATGAAGTACAAAAATCAGAAGGCAAAATTCATCTAATCAAGACCATGAAGATCTCAACCACACCAGGCGAAAGCGCATTTCAAACCCTGTACCGTCATGGATTTTATCACTACATTGTGTCGTACTCAACAATTTCAGGTGAAACCATGATTTTCAAAGCCGACAAAACCGGCAAGGTTACAGACTGGTCAGACTTGTGGATGTCGCGTAAGGAAGAGGATCACAACGAAGCCATCACAGACTACCTCACCTTCAGCGTGAAGGGTAATAGAGACAAAAAACTAACTGTTGTTGAGGATGTGTCAAGTGAATCTGTTTCTGAAATTTCTGTGGATATGCATGAAGAGAACGAACCAACTGATCCTGCACTTTGGTCAAAGGCGAAATCGCTTGCAAAGTCCAAGTTCCGTGTATATCCAAGCGCATACGCGAATGGATGGGCCGCGAAATGGTACAAAGAGCATGGTGGTGGTTGGAGAAAAGCAGACAGTAAAGAATCATTTACCGGCAAACGATTCTCTAAGTTTGTTGCTGAAGCAGATCAGGTGGATAAAGAATCAATGCCATGCAACAAGCCAAGATCAAGCACTCGTCCAGGCAAGAAGCGCATGGTAAAAGGATGTCAAAATGGAGAGGAAAAGATTGTACACTATGGTGCAGACGGATATGGGCACAACTACAGCGCCAAAGCCAGAGAATCATTCCGCGCTCGGCATAACTGCGATCAGGCCAAAGATAAACTCAGCGCACAGTATTGGGCGTGCAAAGATCTATGGGCAGGCAAAGGTGGCAGCACCAAGAGTTGTCCTGGCGGCAAAGGCGACTCTGACTGTAAATACTGAAAAATTGGCTTGCATCTGTTGAGATCGGTGGTAGACTTATCACATGATCCGACATCTTGGTTACGCTTGTAAAAACATGACACTCGGCAACAAGGTTCTCACCGACCGTACCTTGCGTGAAGCCAGGTTTACTCTAGAGCGAGTAGACGATCTTGTTCTGAAAAACTCGCAAGATCTTATTACCATCATGCAATGGAATGCAGACAATGAAATCAAGTTTTTCCGTATTGGTAGCGGTCTGTTTCCGTTCATGGATCATCCCAAGCAGTACTACAAGTTTGAAGATCTAAAGAATTGGCCGCTGATTGCAGCAAACATTGCTGTTGCAGGCAAGATTGCAGCAGATAATGGTATTCGCCTTTCATGTCATCCAGGCCCCTATACTTGTCTTGCTAGTCCTGACAACCTCACAGTTATCAAATCTGTAAAGACTATCGAAATGCACGCAATGCTTGGTAAAATGTTGTGTCTACCCACAGATGATTTTGTTATCAATTTCCATATGGGTGGTGTGTACGGAGACAAGCGAGAAACCGCGAAGCGATTCATCAACAATCTAAACACTCTGCTGACAGATTGGGAACGCAAACATATCACCATTGAAAACGATGACAAAGCATCAATGTGGAGCATCAGCGATCTAGTAGAGTATGGTATCGGTAACAAAGTTCGTCTAGTGCTTGATGTTCACCATCACAGATTCTGTAACCGCGAGTCTCTGCATGACGCAGCAGACATGGCGTTTGAGACTTGGCCCACAGATCAAGTGCCAAAGATTCATTACTCAGAATCTGCCGAAGGCAAGAAACCACAAGCGCATTCTGACTATATCTTCGATCCGATTCCAAATGATTTGCATTCACGCGATTATGATGTTATGATTGAAGCGAAAGCAAAGGAACTTGCGCTGCAAGCATACCAACGCAAGTATCAATTGCTACATTCGTGATACAGGGCCTGTCGTCTAGGGGTCAGGACAAGAGACTTTCAATCTCTGAACAGGGGTTCGATTCCCCTCAGGCTCATTGGAGTTAATCATGGCTTACAGCATTAAATATTTCTTTGAAGAAGATGTAGATCGCGTAGATGGGTTTTTGATCGAAGATGTTGCTAGAGAATACGAAGATTGCCGTGTCACGAAACTAGAAAGCGAAATAAAAATAGACACCAAGACTTTTGGAGAATATGATTACATTGTTGCATTCTGCGAAATGGAATTGGTTTGTGATACGATAGAATCGTTTGAACTTATTCAAGCACAAATTGAAAAAAGATACGGACTAGTCCCCTTTAAAACTGGATACGGGGAATCCGAATAACTGGTGATTTTGTCGCAGGCGTAGCCCAACGGCAGAGGCAGCGGACTTAAAATCCGTACAGTAGGGGTCGATTCCCCTGGCCTGCATTTCAGGAATACATGGTTCGCTACATATTGGCGAACTATGCGATCTTTTAAACACCATCTGTTGTCTGCACAAGAATTAGATGCTTTGCGGGGTAATGCTGCCCCAAAGGCGGTGATACACCGTTTAGAAGAAGGCATATCCAAATTTGAAATAGATGTGAGTGATCTGTTTGTAGATACTCCTCCAAAAAATAGTAGTAAACAAACCAAGTATGAACTGGAAGAGTTAGCCAAAAATGCAAAGCCTGGATTTAGTTCAGGCCTTGTTGAGTTGCCAATACTGGAAATTGTGCAATCATTACTGAATGAAAACAATCTTTATCTCCCCGATCCTTCCCGCAAGCGTATGGGTTCTGTTCTCCACGATGTCCGTACAGGGTGTTTAGCGTTACAGTACGAGTATTGTAGACTTCGCCCTCGCGCACTCGCGGAGCATTACAATATCTCTCTGCCAGATACATACAAGCACCGAGACTCTACCCCATCGTACCCAAGTACACGGAGTACACAGGTTGCATTCTTGGCATTGTATTTAGGAGAACGATTTGTTAAACTTGAGGATGATCTACACCAACTTTCACAAGAAACTGACACTGCACTTATGGCGTCTGCGCTCCACTATCGCAGCGATATTGAAGCATCTCATGAATTGGCTAGATACTTATTCAACACACTAAAGAGGAAACTATAAATGCCCGTATCACCAAACAATCCTGAAGATTATGCGTCAATGAATGATTTTGGCTTCACCGCAGTTGATGCCGATACCTACAATGCATCGCAACAAATCATACAGCAAACTACACAGCAAACCACACAACAAGTTGCAGATCAGGTTTCTGCCGCAGTTGATGATCGCCTAGACAGCATTGACGCAAATATAAGAGCAATTCTCGATAGATTAACTGGAGAAGAGGGTGATGGGTTTCCTGCCGCGGTAACCGATATTGAAAGACTAGAGCGCAAACTTGATGAGATGCTTCAACTACAAAATCAAGAGTTGTATGCTGCTTTGAGCGGACAGTCTGCTGACATTCGTGCAGTTATTGATGAAGTGGAAGAACGCAAAGGTCAGTTGACAGCGGCGTACAAATCTAAAATGAGTGCAATAGAGCAACTAATCATGCCCCTGCTTTACAATCTGAAGAAGAATCCTCAAAAGGAATATATCCACTGGCCCAACAGAGAGAACAAGATTCAAGATCAGATTACAAAGATTCTTGCTCTTACACGCGCTGAAATACCTATATGAAATCATTTCTATCGTTCATTTCAGAATCTAAAAACACCCACTTAGAACACTTGGAAGACGCAATCTTCCTGAGTGGGATCAGGGGTATTGATCTTGCTGTTTCTGTGGTGAATGATGTGATCAAGACTTTGCGAGGAGATGCCAAAGGTGGTGCATTTGTTTCTGTGAAATGGGATGGTGCGCCTGCTGTGATTTGTGGAGAAGACCCGCAGACCAAAAAGTTTTTTGTGGCAACCAAAAGTATATTCAACAAAACACCAAAAGTAAACTACTCACACGCAGATATTGACACCAATCACGGAGGATCAGGTGTTGCTGCTAAACTACACGCTGCGTTCGATGCTCTGAAAGGTGCAGGAATTCAAGGTATTCTACAGGGCGACTTAATGTTCACTCCAGGCGACATAAAGACGCAGAACATTGATGGAGAGAACTACTATACCTTTCAACCCAATACTATCATGTATGCAGTTCCCACTAAGAGTGATCTTGGAAAGCGTATCACCAAAGCACAAATCGGAATCGTGTTTCATACGGTGTATAAGGGAACAAACTTTCAGTCTCTCAGCGCATCCTTCAATCCAAATATCTCTAATCTGAGAGGCAATTCTAAAGCATGGATTGAAGATGCATCGTTTGTAGATGCAACGGGAGTTGCAACCATGACTGCAACCGAAACCAAACAGTTAGAAAAACTGCTGGCAGATATTCTGACTTTTAAGGCAGACAAGGATGTTACTGTTGCGCTTCAAACCATTCAGAAAGACTCTGCTATAAAAGATGTGGTTACTAGGTATTTCAATAGTAGCATTCGTGCAGGAGTGGATCAAGGATCAGTTCCTGCGCTCATCAAGTTTGTATTGGGACAACCCAAGCCAGATCAAGCATTAGCGCAGCGCATTCGCTCTAACGCAACTGGTCTAAAGAAAGCGTTCGATCTACACAAACGCATCGCAGTTGCCAAGAATGTAATAGTGGCAAAGATGAGTCAAGTCAAAACCATTGGTGCGTTCTACCCAACAGATAGTGGATTCCGAGTTGCGAATCCTGAAGGATTTGTAGCAGTTGCTGCAAAAGGGGTCTACAAACTGGTAGACCGTCTAGAGTTCTCACGCCAGAACTTTACTGCCGTGAAGAACTGGTAGTGATTAGGCATAGATATAACATCTCAGAAAGGAGATTTTTATATGGAAGCAATTCATAGCGCGTTAGGTACAGTTTTTTACACCGTATTGGTATTTGTTGCCGGTGCATTTATTGGCAAACCATTATGGGATTGGGTTTCCAAGAAGTTACCTTGGAACAAGTAATCATTTGACTGCCTTATAAGGTAGGGGGCACGGAGGTGATCCAGCCATGAAATACAGCGATTGGAAGGATAAGAGCGACAGGAACACCCTCAACGAAGCGTTGAAGGGCAAAACTGTCGTATTCACTTTCGGTCGTTTTCAGCCCCCTACCTCTGGGCATCAAAAACTAGTGGACGCTCTAGAAAGCACAGCGTCTAAAGCAGGAGGAGTTGCACTCCTGTATCCTTCTCGCACCAACGATCCGAAAAAGAATCCGCTAAATTCTGGCGTAAAGATCAAGTGGTTACGCAAATTCTTTGGTGACAAAGTAAAGGTTGTAGATGATGCAGGAGTCAACACCATGTTTGATGCAATGACCAAGTTTGATTCTGAAGGAGTCAAAAAGGTCATCATGGTTGTGGGTGGAGATCGTGTGGAAGAGATGCGTAAAGTAATCAAACCATATCTCACACACAAAGATCCTGATAAGCGATACTCATTCGAGTTTGAAGTGGTTAGCGCCGGTGAGCGCGATCCCGATGCCGAAGGCGTTGTAGGTATGTCTGCAAGCAAGATGCGCGGTGCTGCCTCTGAAAACAATCTGAAAGCATTCATGAGCGGCATTCCCGATGGAGTTTCCAAGTCAGATGCACAGTCTCTGTTCAAAGAATTACGCAGAGGAATGAGCGTAAAAGAAAGCGTGGAACATACGCCAGAAAGTCTTGTAGAAGTTGGACACATCGAAACTCCATATGGATCACTTGTACAGTTCTGGCTAGATGAACAAGATAACATCTATTACGCAGTAGAAACTGATTCTGCCGGAAATAGTACTGAGGGAGGATACGGAACATTGGAAACCATGCTTTCCATGTATCCTGGCTCATGGAATGCGCTAAAAGGACAACTGCGAACTATTGTTAGTAGACGAGTCAAGGCTCGTAGAAGTGACGATACTGAACGAGCAGATGATAGTTTGTATGAAGAGTCTGCGACTTTATTCGCCGAATCAAAGTCTCTGATTAAACCGTGGATGCTGCAACTACAATCTCTGAAAGAAGTGGTGGCTACTGGAGTGATGGCAAGCATCAACTACATTGCATCTGTACCGTGCAGCAAGCGTACCCTTCCCATGAGACTTTTGCAAGCCAGGAAGTATGTCGATCCGATGGTTAAAAATTTGAAATTCGGAAAGAACCACGCAGAGGAATCAATTAGAGACAATCATATGGTGAGGTTCTACAAACCATATCTTGAGTTTGCAAATCTATTCCTGAAAGCAGCAGAAACAGGTAAAGAATCAGATTGGAAAGAAGCGCAACTAAATCTATGTAAGAACTACTCTACCATACAGAGTGGATTACCAACCGAAATCTCAGCATTGTTATTGAGTGGACCTGCACCGTAAGAAAGGACAGCATGAACCCTACACCATTTTCAAATCAAGATCAGTTAACCAAAGATATCTCTCAGATTCTACAGCAGATGCAAGCAAATCAACCAAATCCGTTGCCTGCTGAACTGCAAGCAGCAGTCGAAACTACTAGAACGCAAGTCGCTGCTGCAAAGACATCTGATGAGGCAATTTCCATTCTGAAGACCACGGTATCTGCCGCTGCTCAAAAGTCTGGAACAGTATACAGCAACCAAGATCTTTTGAACTTTGAAAGACAAGTACGCAAAGGCTAATAGTGCCATGCGGGTTTGCTATGGAAGTTGCTCTATTGAACGATTCCAATTTCATGCAATACGCTATGAGGGTTTATACTAACCCATCGTGTGTCGGTATGCATGAGTTTGTGGAAGATCTGAGTCGAATCAAGTATATCAAGCGACTGCTTAGACGATACAAGAAAACTGGAGAAATCCGAGAGCAACTACTGGTAAATCATTTCATTGTACTCAGCAATGTGTTTGGTGTAATAGGAGCCGCACGGCTCCTGTTTTTTAAAGTAGAATCTGAGTTATATCCTGAGATCAAAACATTCATGGTGTATATTGGTACTCTCCCCAGGCAAATACCTGAGGCCGATCTGATACAAATACCACTCAATCAGGAAATCGTAGGTATTCTCAGAGCATCACGATCTACATAATCAGAGAGGAACAACCATGAGCGAAGAAACTCCAGTAAATAGTCTTGGTGCCAACAATATCCAAGGAGTTCAGCAAGATGGCCCACCTGTTGTGCAAGGAACCTTTGCAGGATGCCAGGTGTTTGATGTAGACTCTGACACATTCTACAAATGTATTCGCGGTGCAAAGACACCACAGGCCAGATGGAAACGATTTGTGGACTTGGAAACTCCCACAGGAAATGCCATCAGAGACTATTCGTACAAAACTCCAGGCAGGCATATCATTGTACACAACCCCACCACAGGTGAGATGAGTTACATTAAGCGTGGTCAGTCTAGGAGCAAATCATAATGGATATTCTGCACCGTGACTTTGTTGGACATTCGTTCATTTGGTGGCAAGGAGTTGTAGAAGACAATCTTGATCCGCTGAAACTTGGTCGGTGCAGAGTTCGCATTCTTGGGTTTCATACAAGTGATAAAAAAGATATCCCAACAGATAAACTTCCGTGGGCGTATCCCATTCAACCCATTACAAGTGCAGCAATCAGCGGTATAGGGCAATCACCAACTGGACTAGTGCCTGGATCATGGGTAGTTGGATTCTTTCGAGATGGCGCAAACTCTCAAGAACCTGTGATCTTTGGAAGTATTGGTGGTATACCCGAAGAGAAAGCAAACAAAGAAAAGGGATTCAACGATCCTCGTATAAGCAAAGACTTGAAGTTAATTCCGAGGGACGAGTTTAAAATTCAACAGTACCCCGTGGATGGTCAAGGAGCAATTCTACAGAATATGCCGGAAGGTAAAACCTATCCGAAACATACTGGAGGGGGACCGCACAGATCACGGCTAGACGAACAAGATACAAACCGTCTTGCAAGAGGCGATTGCGAAAAAAAGGATCGAGAGAGATGCACAGGAATTACAGGAAGTGCAGGAAGTGATGAATGCACAGGAAAGATGATAGACGAAACTATCATCGGGTTAAAGCGCAGAACGGCCAAAAGAAAGATTCCTACTGCGCTAGAACCGTCCCGCAAAAAGAGTGTTCCTGCTGCCGATCCTGCGGTTGGTGGTTCTGTGAGAACCAAGAGTCCCGACGGTCCTGAATGGGATGAACGAAGATCTGAATATGCGGCAAAGTACCCGTATAACCATGTACGGGAGTCTGAATCGGGGCACACATGGGAGTGTGATGATACGCCTGGAGCAGAGCGCATCACAGAGTATCACCGAAGCGGAACTCACTATGAGATATTTCCTGACGGAAGCAAAGTCGAACGCATCGTGCGCGACAACTATACAGTAATCCTGAAAGACAACCATGTGCAGATTGACGGTAACACATATGTCACCATTGACAAGGCTCTTCGTATCCTGCAAAATACGGATCAAGAATCTGGCAAAAACTTTGATGTACAGGTGGGGCAAGGTGCCAATGTGAATGTGGAAGTCATGCGGGGCAGTGTTAATCTCACCCTGCACGAAGGAGACTATAACGCATATGTGAACGGAAACTACACGCTAGATGTCACAGGAAACATGACTGAGAGAATCGGCAAGAAACGCTTCTCACATTCTGGCGATAATACCCACATCAAGACCAACAAGACTTACATTTTGGAAGCAGCAAAGAATATTCTAGAGTCCTGCGGAGGATTCAGAGACATGAAAACTGGACTTTACACCGCGTTGAAGTCTGGCCAGTATCATCGTTTCGTGAGCAAAGCAGACACCATCATTCGCGGCGCAACTATCCAACTGAACTAACATGGGAATGCCAGTACACAGACTCGGAGACTTATGCACAGGACACGGATGCTTTCCATCTCGGCCAAATGCAGGCGCGTCAAGCAATGTGTTTGTCAATAGTTTAGGAGTGCATCGCGTAGGAGATCCATGGCAAAGTCATTGCTGCGTTGTTTGTCACGGAGCAAACCAAGAAACAGGATCGCCAACTGTTTTTGCAAACGGAATGGCGATTGCTCGTATTGGAGATGGTGTATCATGTGGATCGCGCAATAAAACGGGCAGCGCAAATGTTTTTTCGGGGTGATTTATGTCTAACGATGCAATTCAAAGAAGTAAAGATATAGCAAACCGAGCAATTGGTAAATGTACCCCAAATGCTGATAGACTTGCTAATTCAACTAAATTGCTTATAGACAAGGTAATGAAGGGGCAGATATTCGAGAACGCATCTGCATTAGGTGCCCTGCAATGGATTCTTTGCACCCAAGACTTGGAAACTTTAGTGAAGACTATTCCACCATGGGCGTATAATGGTGGGGCGGAAGGTGCTACGCCAGATCAACAACACTTCTTTCAAAGATTGATGGGCGCCGACCCCGGCGGTGGATTACTCGCCAAACTAAGAACACTACAGTTTGGTCCAGAATCTGCCCCCTCTACCGAAACTTTTTCAGACAAGTTACGAAATCAAGCAACAGACGCAACAGATTTTAAATCCCACACCGACAAACAAAGTGGAGTTGGTGATCCTTCTACGCTTCAAAGCACAATGGGCATTGCAAGTGCTTATGACTCTGCCAGACAGCAGATGGAAGGTACAGATCAAGACAACTTTACTAGATTCTTTAATTCCACTCTTCAAGGCCCAATCATTCTTGAACAGATGAACAATTTACTATGTGTTCCTGACTCAATTGGATTTGCTTTGCGTCAAATGTTAAATTTAATTGCAAGTCAAGTGCCGTTTACCCTTGATGACATTGCTGCGTTACTTGGAGGTAATATCGAGGAGTTCTTTGTAAAACTAGATCTGATCCTGTCTCAACTGGCAGGATTTATTGAGTACCTGAACTTCATTGTTGACACCGATCTTTCACAATTTAATCTTGCTCAGGCATATGTGCAAAGATTCACAGTTGGACAGTTTGTTGCTTCCATGGTGCGAGGGGATGGTCGCGGAAACTGCATCATGCGTGCCATGCTAGAAGAATTTACGGGTAGCGATAATCTCAGAGATGCAATTACTGCGATTAATATAGAGCGTGACAAGGAAGAGAGTGCCCAAGAACAAACCAGTGAATCAGAAACAGAATCTGGCAAACAAAGAGCATACGACTCACAAATCACCGAGAAAGAGATGTTCTTTAAGCCAGTCGAGGATGATTTGGTTCTAGCGGGGTTTGAGTTTCCAACCGGCCCATCCAGCCCACCACCCATAGATGCAGCAACTGCTTTACTAATTCAGTCAAAATTAGCAGAGTTGGATCAAAGAACCATGACACTTGGGTATGGTTTATCCGACTTGATTAAAGTCCCTGCCCCTACTCCCCCTGTTGATAAAACGGTTGACGGTGGATTTTTTGCCGAGAATTCAACTGGTGGTCCCGATCAAGTAATTCCAATTGACTCTCAGTGGTATTCTTCATCCACAGGTTCAGAGAGTGGCGAAGGATAAGAATCCCAACATCTCATAGAGTACATAGTGTTCTGGCTAATACATACATGAAGCAGGAGAACACATGGCAAAAGTTCAGCAAAACAAGTTCACAGACATTGATCTGAATTTTGCCAAGAATCCTCTCACAAAGGATGTTAATGTGTTGCAGGATGAATCTGCAATTAAACGCTCTCTTAAAAATATCATCCTGACAAATACATACGAAAGACCCTTTATGCCCGAGTTCAAGGGCAATGTTACGGCGCTGCTGTTTGAACCGCTCACAGACTTAACTGTGATTCGATTGGAAAAGGGTATTCGTGATGCTGTATTGTCATATGAACCCCGTGTAGTGCTTCAAGATGTGATTGTCGAAAGTGATCCTGACCACAACAGGTTCAGCGTGACCATTCGTTTTCAGATCAGAAACACATCAAAGGTGTCTGAAACTCAGTTCTACCTAGAGAGGCTTCGCTAATGGCAGACGCAACCAACAAGATCGCAGTAGACGGACTAGAGTTCTACGAGATCAAAAACAATCTGAAGCAATTTCTAAAGTCTCAGGACAAATTTAAAGACTACAATTTCGAGGGATCGGGGTTGAGTGTTCTGTTGGATTTACTTGCTTACAACACTCACTACATTAACTACTACAGCAACATGGTTGCCAACGAAATGTTCTTGGATACAGCAACCGTGCGCGATTCGGTGGTGTCTCATTCCAAGTTGCTCGGATACACACCAACATCCAACAGAGGTGCCCGCGCTCAAGTTTCTGTTACTGTAGAAGCAAATGCAGACGGCGGAATTACAGAGGAGTTCTTGCCCAGATACAGCCTATTCTTGGCAAATGCAGGTGGGAAAAGTTTCGCTTTCAGAACCATTGACACCTATAAGTTTGAGCCAAAAGAGTATAGTGCGGACAGTGGAAACATCTTATCATACTGGATACCCGAAGTAACCATCGTAGAAGGTAGACCGGCAATATCCACATTTATTGTGGATCGAACCAACTCACCATCTCAGCGATTTGTTATTCCTGAAACAAACATCGATCTCAGTACTCTCAAAGTTAGAGTTCAAACATCATCAACAAACATCAGCGGATATGACGAATACTGGACTCTAGTTTCTGATCCTTTGCAACTGAGTCAAACAAGCAAAGTTTACTTTGTACAGGAAACAGAGAACACCAAGTATGAAGTGTACTTTGGAGATGATATTGTTGGTAAAGGACTACAGAACGGTAACATTGTGGTGCTAGAGTATTTGGTGACTTCTGCCGATCCAACAGAACCAAACGGAATCGGAGCAACTGATACAGAATCGTTGCCGTCCTCCTTTAGTTTAGAGAGTTTTGATGCCGACGGAATAGTAGATGTTATTGATCCTGCTCTTGGTGGTGCAGAACGCGAAGGTATTGAGTCAATTAAGTACTATGCTCCACGAGGATTCCAAGCACAAGATCGTGCAGTAACAGTAGAAGACTATAGTTTCATGCTTGCCAGAGACTATCCATTCGCAAATAGCATCTATGTGTGGGGTGGAGAAGACAATACTCCACCCATTTACGGTAAAGTTTTCATTTCCATTAAACCAACAAACGGAACAAGTCTCACCAATCAAGAGAAAGAAGCAATTAAGACCGGCATTCTGAAAAAGTTCAACATTGTTGGAGTCACACCTGAGATTGTTGATCCTGACTACACCTACTTGAAGTTTGAAACTACTGTAAAGATGAATCCTACAAAGACAACTAAAACTCCAAATGAAGTCAAACAAGTTGTCAAGAATTCAATCACCTCGTATGTAAACGGAAACCTTGGCAAGTTTGGTGGAAATTTACTAGCATCTAGGCTTTCTTCTAACATTGACTCATCGGACACTAGCGTAGAAGCCAGCGGAACAGTAATTTTATTGGAGAAACGAATCTCTCCAAACTACGGGGTAGATGCAAACTATAACATAACCTTCTCAAATGAGATTGAACCGCTAACGATTACTACAAACGGATTCTTACACTTTGATCCTGCAAAGGCATCATTTTTGGATCCATATTCTTTAGCCTATCTGCGCGATGATGGTGCAGGCCAGGTGGATGTTATCACATATGACCCGCTTCCTGGCTCTCAAACAACAGAGGGTACTGCCGCTACTACCGCTGCTGCTAGAATCACCACAAACCCATCTTCCGTGCCTGAGAAACCATTCAGAGTTCTAAAAGAAAAAGCAGGAACCACCAACTATAAAACAGGTCAAGTCGATCTGCCTTCGCTTAACATTGCAGGACTTGCTGGCGCAAATCCTGTTCTGAAGATTGGAGGTCAACCAAGAAACTTTGCAGAGATTGTTGCAGACAAAAATCAGTTGTTAGTTTTGGATAATGAGGATCCGCTATCAAACTTTGTAGATGTGAAACTGTCCACCGAGGGAAGACTAAAATCTCCAAGTTCGGCAAGAAATCAATCTAGGTTTCAAGCAGATCCTACACCAACCTCTGCACCGGCAACAGAAGAAAAGAACGCCGCAAAACCAGAAGAATCGGCTCCAAAGCCTAAGGGCTATCCCAAGTGTTGAGATAAAAATATGCAAGGATACGACAACAAACTACACACCTTTGTTGCCGGGCAAATTCCAGAGTTTGTCTCTGCGGATCACCCCATGTTTGTTGCATTCATGGAAGCCTATTTCGAGTGGTTACAAACCAACGAAGAAGGAAGAAGACTTTCTCCTCTGGCATTGTTAGATCAAAGAGACATCGACAACAGTTTGGATTCGTTTGTTGCGCTTTTCAAGGAAGAGTATCTGAAGCATTTCCCCAAACAACTAGCGTTCGATCAAAGTACAGGGGTACTCCTAGATGAACGCAAACTGATGAAGCATATTAGAGCGTTTTACAAAGCAAAAGGAACAGAAAAATCATATAAGTTTTTGTTTCTCGTATTGTTCAACACTTATGCTGAGTTGTACTACCCAAAGATAGACATTCTTCGGTTGTCTGATGGAAAGTGGAACACTCTCTACAAAATCAAAACCACATCAAATAATGGTCGCAAACTTCACCAATATAACGGTGGAACGCTCTCTCAAAGAGATAGTGCAGGCATTCTGAAAGCATACGCAAATATCAAGAACATTATTCAGTATTCACAAAATGGACACGAAGTTACTGAATACACCATAACTAATCCATTTGGAGAGTTCTCTCCAAATACTTCAGTACAGATTACATCTTCTTCTTTACCACCTATTGTTGAAACTGTATACACGATTCTTACAGGATTTTATATCTGTGAAACTGGTGAACACCCCCCATCAGTAACTGGTGGTCAATCGAGTCAATCGTGGAAATTGTATAGAATCGGGGATCGAATTCTACTAACTCCCAAAAACTCTTTTGGAGTTCCTGAAGGTATTGGTGGATTTGGACAGGTCAGCGAGATTGATTATCTGAAGAGTCCTTACTATGTTAAAACTGGTGAAAGTGATGCCAGGGGTCCTGTGAAGCGAATGCGAGTAGTGGATGGTGGAGTAAACTATAACCCATCTGATTGGGAAGCCAAGATTATTTCTCTTGGCGGAAGAGGAACCAAGGTGGCTCCTACTTTTGGCGCCGTTGTTGAAGACTATGGATTCTACAGCAACGATGACGGTCATATGTCTTCCAAAAAGAAATTGCAAGACAATTACTTTTACCAAGACTTCTCATATGTTGTAAAAACTGATGAATCATTCAATCGTTGGATTGATACCATTAGAAAGTTGATTCATCCATCAGGAATGGCTGTATTCGCACAGCAGTATCTTTATAGAACCACAGGATATCGACTTGATGACAAGAATTTTATCGTTACATTTGAAGATCCTGTTATTGGGCATTACACACCATATCGATTCAAGACATATGAGAATCTAAGAAATAACAGCCAAGGTATTGACTTGTATCCTGACGGGTACAACCCATTGTTGGGTACTGCGATTGAATGGGGCGACACTGGCCACGATCCAGGCGGAAGTCCTTTGTCTGAAGGCCTCATACAGGGGATACACAACATTTGGTGCCTAGATGCCGACCACAGCACTGCCGACCACATTAAAGTAAACACCAATAATATCACGGGAGGATGTACAGGCACAGAAGAACTACAAGCAACCCATGAAATATGGGAGTTGTGTACTGGAACTGGTCCTGGATGCTGTTTGGCTCAATCTTATTGGATTGTTTATAGCCATCCCAACAGCAGAGGATACTCATTCATACCAACCTGCATATTTGATGCAGATGGAGAGCGTACTTTGAATAGATTTTCATACATTAAAATCAACGACTTCTTTCATATGATGGATGATCGTTACTATCATTCTTTTATTCCAGGCATAAACAAGTTTGATGGATTTGAAATTGATAACTTTTCTCCACATGAACAGACATATGAGGGAGTAAACCCATTTGCTGCGGGGAGGAAGAACTTGAGTGAGCAAGAATCACTCTTCTCCCCACACAGGCAGGGTCAAATTGACAACCCCGATGAAACAGCAGAATTTAGACCTACATAAACAGAGGTAAACTCAATGGCATTTGAAACACGCATTCGCAACAAGTTACGCTCCAGTATAGCAAAATCATTCTTGGAAGAGTTTGAACCGCTGTCAACTTCCAAATTCTTTCTGTTTTTCGGAAAGAACTCCAAATGGCCGAAGGAAAATCGTCCCAATTTAACAGTAGACTGCGTTCGTGAAGATTTAGACGCATGGATTGACATGATGGGCGCCGTTCGTATCGGAAGAAGTGATGTATCTTTAGTGATTCCAAGAAATCAATGGCAGGGAAACACAGTGTATGTCGAATATGATGATACAGTAGATTTGGTAAACCCATACAATCCAAAGCAGTTCTATATTACTACATCCGAAAATAAAGTTTACAAATGCATATCAAACAATAACGAAACACCATCTACTTGTCAACCAACTTCAACATCCACAAATATCCATTGTACAGACGATGGATACCAGTGGAAGTTCATGTATCAGATTCCTGATGATCTTTACTACAAGTTTTCCACAGACACAAAGATTCCAGTAGAGTTTATCGAAGATGGTTTTAACTTTGAAGGAGGACTAAGCAATGTGAGATCGCTGCAACTTGCTGTGCAGCAATCTGCAATAGACGGAGCAATTAACCATGTAATTCTGTCTTCTGTCAAAGACTCATTTCCATACACAAACATCGAATCCGACCAAGCAGTAGCCGTGCCAGGAAACATAGGAGATACTAAAGTGTGGGTTATTGGCGCGAGACTAAATGTTGGTTCAGAGGTAGAAACTACTTTGCCTGGATACAGCATCTATTTCAATAGCGGATTGGGATCGGGGCAGATACACGAGATTACAAATGCAGAATGGGGATTACCCTTAACTCCATATGCAGGACTGCTAGGACTCACTTTGAAAGAACCTCTTGTTAGTCCAATTTCTGCATCTACTGACAATAGAACTCAATTTCATATTGTTCCGACAGCAAAGGTATATGGAGATGGAATTGGATGCCAACTACTTTGCAAAATGGAATCAATAACAGGAAATGATTGCGACAACACATATCAGATTGAGCGTTTAGAAGTTTTACGAACAGGTAAAAAATATACCAATGCAGCCGTAATCATAGGTCCAGCAGATCATCCTCCCGTTGCTAGAGCAATCATCTCTCCGAAAAACGGACACGGCGCCGATGCTGTAACTGAATTAGGTACATCCGAAATAATGGTATTCTGCTCTACCCGTGCAGGAATCGCAGGAGACTTGCCAAAAATCAATAACTTCCGACAATTTGGACTACTAAAAAACCCAAAGTTGAGTGGGGGAACAGAATTTGCAGGTCGTGGTGAAAGTTTGGATGTATACAAACTAAGAATAACAAAACCAGAAACTATTATAGTCAAGATTAAATTTGGGGTTACAGGAACCACTGATAGACACGCCTATAATCCAGGCCAAGGAGACTTTATTCACGGTCAATTGGTAAAGCAAGCAAATAACGGAGCAAGCGGAAGAGTTGTCAAATGGATACCCCCTGTTGCTATCTCTTCAGAGAACTGCTGTACATCACTCACAGGAGGGGATCCAACAGGATTTCTTTACATTGAGCCACTAAATGAGAGCGTGTTTGAAAATAATCCCAATAAGCCTATTGAAGGATTCAACAATGAAGGAGAAAATATCGGGCCATCTTACAAGTACTTTCAACCCGAAGACAACTTTATTCCCACATTAGGGTACACTCCCGAGTCGTTTGATGCCGGTAAATTTGTGATTGGTATAGAATCGTTGGCAACTGCCAGAATTGTTGACTGGGATGCTGGAGCAGATGGAAAAGTTGGATACCTGTCTCTAATCAATGTGAATGGTAAATTTCGGCGCGCCACGGTGAATGCTCTTGGAGACTATGTGGACGGTGAGCGGTTGGTACAAGTTTCAGAAGTAAATCCATTCTCAGGAGTTTGGAGCGGAAGCAATATCAGTAGCGGAGGAGTGAAAGAAACAAATATTGGCATTGTGGGTGGCGATCTTCAGCCAGAAACACTTGGTGGCTTACGCGCCAATTACAGTCAAACATACAAGATAAATGCCAAAGTTTTGAACAACACTCCAAGTTTGGTTAATGCTGATGGAGTTTCTAATCTTTCATTGGACAGCACCATAGATGTACTGGAACTGGTCACAGGAACTGAAGGAACCACAAATGCAGAATACAAAAAAATAGGCATTGCTTCTGTGGTGAACTATGTCATCACGCAGACCACCGACGAGCAAAGGGTGTACTTGGAACTGACTTCGCTCAGAGGTTGGAACAGATCATTTAATCCGTTGAATGATGAAAAAGAAGGCATTCTGCTTGGATTTGGAAGCGATGAAAATGGACAACCAATTTTTATCCTGACTGTAGACGAGATTCCTATTTCACCTGATTCTACAATAACTCGCGCAGATGCCACAGGTCCAGATCTTCAGATCAATAGTGGCGAAATAGTATACATAGACAATGTTAGGGCAATAACTCGCAACCCTGAGCGGCTTGAAGAGTTCAAGTTGATTCTACGGTTCTAAAGGACTAAGAATGGCAGAGATCGAACCCACACAATTCGCAGGCTTCCCATATTATGACGATTATCAGGACAGCAAGAAATTCATTAAAATGCTGTTCAAACCTGGCTATGCATTGCAGGCCCGTGAACTAACACAACTACAAACGGTCTTGCAAAAGCAAATCAGCAGATTTGCCAATCACATCTTTAAAGATGGAAGTCCAGTTGTTGATGGACAGTTGGGTGCTGTGAGTTGTGATTTCATCCGTATTGAAACCTCAATCACCTCCCCCACCCCCGATGGAACGCCGGGTCAAATAAAAGTTATACCTTCACAATTTATAGGCAAAACCATAGTCAATATGGTTGTTCCTAACACATCCACTCCTCAACTTCGCATGAAGGTTCTTCATGTAGAAGCAGAAGAAACAGATAATGCCGCAGACCCATACCATGTGCTGTTTGTGGAATATCAAAACTCGGCGGAGATTGTGCATCCGGCCACAGGGGAACAGAAGAACATTACCAATCTGAAAGATCTGTACGAAACAATCACAGGCGCCCCTACAGTTCTTTCGGTGGTTACAGTTGTCGAGGGCACAGAAGAATTAACTGATATTCGATGCCAGATCAAAACTGAACCTTATGTTCAAGATAAAATCGCTACCTTTGGAAAAGCCACCTTGGTGTCTAATCAGGATGGTATCTATTACATTGATGGAGCATTCATCATGGCATCAGCGCAAACAATTGCGCTAAAGAGAAAGTCAAGACTCCGAACTACGGTGCTTGGTGCTGATCCTAATCCAGACGATACTGCTGTGGAAACAGAATGGGTATCTTCTCCAGGCGAAATTCCTGTAAATAATAATCTCACTGGAGACGGCTGGGTACTTGTTGAAGAAGGAGATTTAGTCGGAGTCAGACTGTTCCAGTTCCCGTCATCTAGAGTTGGTTTCACCATCAAGCGTGAAGTAATTGATGCAGATGCAGACAAAACTTTGCTTGATCCTGCATACGGATCATACAACTATGCAGCACCTGGCTCAGATCGCTATAAAGTTGATCTTATACTGGATCAACTGATATTCACCAATCAAGACACGCTTTCTGATCCTGACCAATACAAAACTACTAACTTTGTAGAACTTACTCGCGTAGTTGATGGAACAATTCGTTACTCGGTCAAGTATCCGATCTATAGTGATTTGGAAGAAACTCTTGCACGAAGAACCTACGATGAATCAGGATCTTATACAGTTAAACCGTTTCAGATCGACATTGAAGAGTACTTCAATAACGAAAGAACTTGTCTGCTTCGTTCAACTCCAAGAGAGATTGTAGGCAACTCAAACGATACACCATATTCGGTAAGACGCCTGACAGGAACCGCTGAAGTTCCAGAAGGATTCCCAGCCAATCTCAGTGTGTATGGATACAGAGAGGTGGGAAATGACCCTAACTCCCCCCTTCTTGCGTGGAAAGGTATTGTGTCCGATGCAGACACATTCCTTGCTCGCCAGGGAGAGGTAGATTTCCGTGCAGAAGGTTACGGCACCACTTTGCTACACATGATATTTGGAACTCCCGCAGAGGGAGACATCATGGTTTCGGAGTCGTACACAAAGTTAAACAACTCCACCAACCGTTTTTTCTTGAAGTCTCAGATTCCAATCACAGAAGATGTGGTTGATGAACTGTATACGCTCGCTGATGGTGTAGACCGAGTGGTTCTGTCGCAGGATGGCCAACCTCCTCAAAACTATCTTGCAAAGTTTCCTCATATTGGTCAGTTTATAGATCCTCGATTTGCTGGCAAGTACACGCTTGGGCGACTGTATCCTGAGTGGGGGCCATCTGCGGCAGACCCAACCTCTAATGAGGTGATAACTGCCATCGAAGAAGCCAAAAGCAAACTGGTAGTTGGTGTTGGTACTGGTAAGGCATACATCTATGGATACGAGTTTGAGAATCAAAACACCAAGTTTATTCCACTTGACAAGGCAAGAACAGCAGAACAAGTCAAGGGCGAACAAGTCAAGTTGAGTCTTGGAAATTATGTGGTATGCAAACTACCCACAGGCGATAGCACCGCACCGAACGACTTACGACTTCCTTCATGGAGTTCTCATCCAAAAGTAGAGTTGTGGAATGAGTTGGCTCCTTCGGGCACGGTGGACAATGATGAAAAAACCCTTGTAGGCACGGCTCGTATTCGCGGAGTAACACCGAACGAAAACGGAGTAAATGTGCATTTGTGTGATGTTCAGATCACAGGCGATTCTTATTTTGCAGACTTTGATCATATTCGTTTCCGCTATAAGAATACACTATTAACAGGCAATAATGCGATAACAGGAACTGTAGAATTATTTGATATCTCTCTCACTGGTGGAACTGAAAAAACCGAGGTGGAAGACGGTGGAAACACCATCGTATACTATGACACCGTGCTATTTGCTCCAAAGGCAAATCTTGCACTTTTCGATCTGCCTTCTTTGTCTTCTCTGAAGGAAATCAAAGATTTTGCTACAGTCAAGTACGATTGCAAAAAATCATTCACTAAAAAACTCAACAGTAGTACAACTGGTTCAGGTCCAGGATTTGTAGAAAATAGCAGTTTAGAATGGAAATCGTATGGCAGTAATCTATTCATTCTGACAAACCTATCGGGCAATGGAGTTGGTATCGCAGCAAATATCCAAGAAACATCTGAAAAAACTCTTTACACTTTCAAGGCCTCTACTCCTGCTAGTGAAGGGTTACAAAATGCTCTCCGCGCAGCATTGGGAACTCCTACTGCAAGTTACTTTGAAGTAGATGATCCCGAAAATATTTTACTATTCAACGCCCAAACCAATAAAGTATTTTCTGTTAGTGAACCCGGTCCTAGTTCTCTAATCACAGCAGTGGTGAATGGGGACAAAACAGTCATGTACATTATGTACGAGTCGCCGGCTGATACACTTGACATCTTAGGCAAACCATTTCACGCGGAAATTATAGTTTCTGCCCAAGCGCAAGATGGTGATACCACCAATTTCAGAAAGAAAACTGCATCTGTTATTTCTGAATATGATGATGGCCCTGATGGAATATGGAACAAATACTTTAATGAAGATGGATACTTCATGGTTCCTCTGCAAAATTGGGATGGAATTTTTCAGTTTGACCCATCAGCCGATACAGACGATCCATGGATCGTAAACTTTAATCCTTCAGGAGAGAACGGATGGGATTTGTGGGAAGGTGACGATGACGGTGGAACAAACAATACCAACTCGTTCCAGAGTCCTTCTCTGCCAGAAGAGTATATTACAAATCTTGGAATCTCTGATGTAATATCAGTTGATGAAGTTATTGCATGGGATAGCACTGCACCAACTGGTAAACGAGATATCACCAAGTACTTTAGACTTGTTAACGGAATAAATGACAACTTTTACGATCATTCCAAAATTGTAATTACCAAAAGTTCTTTGAAAACTCTCAAACAACAAACTGGTATGTTTAAAAACAAAGGTGGAAATCTTGACTATACTCTGTTTGTTCGATTGAAATTTTTCAAGCATAGTGGTAGCGGCCCATTCACCTTAACCTCATACGAGCATAACGATCACCATCCATTCTTTGTTCGTTACGAAGATATTCCTCTGCACATCAGTCCAACTTTTGGATATTCATTTGAACTTCGTAACTGCTTAGACTACAGACCATCAAGAGAAAATTCTACTCCGGCTAGAGTTGCAACAGCACTAGCAGACATGAATGATTTTACAGCAACTGAAGCAAATCGTCCAAACGCATTGGATGAAGATTGTCCTCTACGGGATAATTCATTGATTCAAGAAAACAACGAAGCATTTGTTGTTCGCGCCGCGCGTGGAGAATCAGAAACAGTTCTACCTGCGCTTGGAATCAATAACTCTCGGCCTTCAATAACATACGATTTTTACATTCCCCGTAGAGATAAATTAGTTCTGCTGAAAACTCGTGAATTGAAGATTTTTCCAGGCAATCCTTCTATGCACCCTGCATCTCCAAAAGATGTGCCTGAGTCTATGTCTCTGTACACTTTAGTGCTTCCGCAATACACATTTGGTCCTGAAACTGTTGTAGTGGATTACATTGACAACAAACGCTTTACCATGAACGATATTGCTAAATTAGAAAAGCGCATCGAGCGAGTAGAATACTATACCACACTTAGTCTGCTAGAAAAAGAAGCAGCAGAATTGTCTATTCCTGATCCTGCATTGGGTGGAGCAGAGCGCATCAAGAACGGCATCTTTGTTGACAACTTCAAGGGACATGGAGTTGGAGATGTGTTTAGTCCATATTATTCTTGCTCTATGGACTTTGAAAACGGACACTTGCGCCCACGATTCAGAACTCGTCATATTGAATTTGAGCCAATACCACCAAATACAAATACAGACTTCAAGATTTCGCCAGATGGTGTGATCACTCTCTTCTATGACGAGGATGCTCCAAATCAATACATTGTACAACCTGTTGCAAGCAGAGCAATTAGTGTAAACCCATTTGATATTGTGAGTTGGTTAGGAAGCGCATCTCTTGAGCCAAGCAGTGACACATGGGTTGATACTAGAACCCGGCCAGCAGTTACCATTAACTTGGAAGGCGAAAATGACGCATGGGCAGGAATGCGAGATGCCTTCGGTACTCAATGGAATGATTGGGAAACCACATGGACTGGTGTTCGTGCCAGCACTACCGAGGCAATAGGAGCGCCACGAGTAGAAACAAGAATTCAGCGGGCAGGTCGAAGGACTGATACCACAACAAGAACAACACAATCAAGTCTTGTGACAGAAACTATCGAAAATAGACAAACCCGCGAAGGTATCAGGACTATAGTCACACCACAACGAGTTACCCGAGAACTTGGAGATAGAGTTGTAGATGTGAGTGTGGTTCCGTTTATTCGCGCCAGAAGAATTGTAATTACCGGCATATCTTTGAAACCAAATACAATTCTTCACGCATTCTTTGACAATACTTCTGTGAACAAGTACTGTGAGTTTAATGGTCAACCAGTTACACCCAGTAATCCAATCAAGACCAACCTTGCCGGTGAAGTGGAAGTAGTATTCAATCTGCCAGGAGGAGTGTTCAAAACAGGCGAGCGGCAGTTCAGGCTCACTGATAGTGCAACGAATAACTTGCCTCAAAGCAATACTTCTGCGGATGCAAGTTACTTTGCACAAGGAATGCTGCAAACTAAAGAGAACACCATTGTATCTACTCGCGTTCCCATTATTCGCCGCGAAAGTGTCACAGACGAGCGTGTAGTTCGTGATGTGGTTACTAGAGTGCAGAATAGTGTGTCCGAACAAACGACAACTACATGGAGCGATCCACTTGCTCAAACATTCTTAGTTGATTTTACCAAAAGTCCAAAGGGAGTGTGGGTGCATAGCATAGATTTGTTCTTTAAGAATGCTCCAAGTGGAAACTCTGCCCCACCAGTTCGTGTACAAATCAGACCAACAGTAAATGGATATCCTCACTCGTCCATGATTCTGCCGTTTGCAGAAGTATTTAAGAACGCCGATGAAGTTAACCTTGCAAACGGATTAGACTCCAGCCAGATTCCTTCAGTAAACAACGATAAAACATATACTCGTTTCAAATTTTCTACTCCTGTTTATTTGATTCCAGGCGAGTATTCCATTGTTGTCATGAGCAACAGCGCCGAGTACGAGTGCTATATCGCAGAAATGGGAGAGGTTGCACTTGGTACTGAAGGAACTCGAATTACTCAGCAACCATATGCAGGGGTATTCTTTAAATCGCAAAATGCAAGTACTTGGTCTGCGGATCAAAATGCAGACCTGATGTTTGCCATCAATACTTGTAAGTTTGCCACTCCAACAGATGATCCGCTTAGTATTGAATTCAAACCTGTGGTGGGGCAATATGGATTTAATGATAACGATGATGATTTTGAAGTGGATGCAATGAAGATTGTGAGTCAACAACTAAAGTTTGACGATAGCACAGTTACCGCAAAACTTGTACTACCTAATAGCACCGGCGGCACGCAGGAGTTTGATATTCCTCTGAATGAAAACTTTGCACCAAGACCAGTTGCGTTCAAGTTGAATGCAAACAGCAAACTGAAAATACTGGTTACCAATACAGATGCAAGTGTGTCTCCGACTATAGATTCGGAAAGACTCAGCGCCATTTTGATCGACAATATAGTTGGTCCTGCCGATCCTCCATCTTGGGAACTAGAACACTCTGCAAGACCAATATACGATATTGACGATCCTGCTCATCCAGTTGCCAGATATATCTCACGCCGAGTTGATCTAAATCCTGGCTTGGAATGTGATGATCTGAAAGTTTATCTTACTGCAAATCTTCCAAACTTCTTCTACGCAACCAGTCCTCCTACAGAAATCAAAACTGCAATTGAAGTTTGGGCAAAAGTTCAAACCGCAGATTCAGATGTTCCATTTGAGGATCTTAACTGGATGCGTATGGATGTGAATCCGCTGCAAGCAACTCAGGTTGCAACAGATGAAGGTACTTTTACTGAGTATTCATTCGCTATACCTGAAAAATTCTATCCTACTTCGCCCACAAACACAGGATACAGCAAAGCAGAACAACAATTCGCTGTTCCATTTACTAGATACTCCATCAAGATTATGATGTACAGCAACAACGGAGTAATCGTGCCTAAAGTTAAAGACCTCAGAGTAATAGCAGTGGTGTAACATGAGTAATCCGTACAAAAATAGACCAAGCAATACAGCGAGTACGAGTACTATTGTTGTTACTGGTCCTAATGGTGATCTTGTTTACCTAGATGTTACAAATTCTTTCGTTGCTACTGAGCAGAAGCGCACCGAACAGATTACTAAGGAATATACAAGAACTGATGGTGGTTTTGGTATGCAAAGGACTGCGGATATTACTAAGTCTCTCGCAATGGCAGATAAAAGACACGCGAAAGCAGAAAAGAGAAATTCTGTTGAAACAATTAAAGCACTAACAAACAGAATTGCTGCATTGGAAGCAACAGTTGCCAGACTGGTGAACTGCTATCCACTATGTTCCATTACTCCAACTCCTACAATCACTAGAACAGTCACACCAACAGTTACACCAACAAAATCCCATACACCAACACCAAGCGTGACACCATCACGGTTTCCTAATGAGTTTGTAACTCCGACCAAGACACCAACACAGACACCAACCCGTACGGTGACACCAACACCGACACCAACCATGCCGGTGACACAGACTCCAACGCCAACAGTAACTCTATCCCCAACTCCGACCATAACTCCATCCGCATCCAACTAATTAAAGGAATTACCTATGTCTAGCCTGAATAACCCCAGCCCCAGCGACCACCCACTGTTACCAAACCTCAGACCAGCATTTTCAAGTTTAAAGGGCAATGGGGCAAAACTCAGTGCTGCTGAAACTAGACTTCAAGCGATTGAAAATCTTCTCGCTAGAATTAATCCTGACTGCGTATTAACACCATCACCAAGTCCATCTGCATCCACGGCGCCGCCGCCACCTTCGCCGACACCGCCCGCCTCTGCCACTCGAACACCAACCCCAACACCAACCCCAACACGATCATCAACTCCAACACCGACACAAACCAAGACGGTAACACCAACACCGACACCAACCCGTACGGTGATGCAAACACCGACACCAACCAAGACGGTAACACCAACACCGACACCAACCAAGACGGTAACACCAACACCGACACCAACCAAGACGGCGACGCCAGCAGTAACTCTATCCCCAACTCCGACCAAGACTGCAACGCAGACGCCAACGCAGACACCAACTGTAACCAAGACGGTGACACCAACACCGACACCAACCATGCCGGTGACCCAAACACCAACCCAATCTCAAACACCGTCACAAACTATAACTGCATCCCCAACTCCAACAAATACACCAACGCAGACTGTAACAAATACACCAACGCAGACTGTAACCAAGACGGTGACACCAACACCGACACCAACCATGCCGGTGACACCAACACCAACTCCATCACCGGCATCATGAACTATGTGAGCATCAGTTGTGGCGGCGGACCCGGCATGCCGGGTCCCGTCAACTAAGAAGGATGACCGTAACTCTAACTGAAAGATAATTCTACAAATGGCATGCCCACCCATAACAGGATCAGAAGAGTGTGATCCGCCGTTTCCACCGGCGCCGCCGCCTCCGCCTCCGCCCGTGGAAACGGATTTGTGTATTTGTGATGTCAGCCAGGGATTAACTGGAGTTGGTGTACTAGACAACATTGCGCCGTATGCAACAACTACAGGAACTAATAGTAACGGATTTGTGATTGATGTGTTTGTCCGCAAGGACACCGCATCATCTGGCACTCAACTAGAAGATTCTTTCTATATGAGATGGCCTGCGGTGCTTACAGGCGCCGACTTCTATGATAATGCAAATCATTTAACAGGTATGTGTGGGTTTGCTCCCACCATTTATGCTTTCCGTGGCCAGTGGATTGTGTTCCGCCAACAAGACAAGTCCAATTATGCATATCCCATTGTCATTACCACAAGTAAAGACGGTGTTATCGACCAAGGAATTCTGTATTCGGTAACAGGAAATGAACCAACTGACGGTAATTTGGTTTATCGTAATGGCAGTACACCTACCGAGAATTCTAATGAGGTCAGAATTTTACTCTACAGTCTTCCAGACGAGTTAAATTGCCCATGCCCTTGCACAGGCTCTATCTGCCCCAATCTAGCCTTCAGAATTCCTGCTTGTGCGCCTGATGTTCTGTACTACCGACACTATACGGAAAACCCCGAAGATGAAATTCGAGGCGGAAAGATTGTTATCCTCGGTGCTTTGGATGATTTTGAATGCCTCCAAAATGAAGAGTGTGTTCCTCACCAAAGACCGTGGGAAGTTCCATTGTCTCCTCTGTCTCTGAGCGACACATTCTATGAATGGTACACCGCAACCAATAATATCATTGCAGCAGTTGATCCGCTTCGCATCTATGATGTGAAACCGTTGGGTGGTTTAAAAGAACTAACTCATGCAACCAACGGAATTCTTTATCTAGAAGCAGATGTGGGTCCTGGTCTTCGTATTTACCCACCCACTTCACCTGAAGATGGTCTACCACAAGAGTGTGCTAGTGGTAAAATTGTGCTAGACATCTTTGGCTTGCCCGAGGTTGAAGTCACAGGATCACTTGATCCATTCGAGGATCGAAAGTCTAGAAATCAAGTTAAAGAAACTGACTTGTTTGTGTTTGAACGCTTTGAAGATGACAACGGAAATCCATCGCGCAGAGGTATTGATCCACATAATACACCGGCCAGCATCTTCAAAGTCAAGGCAGAAAATATGCTGCCCCACATCATTGCCGGCGATCACAGATTCACTGGCAAGATTGCATTTGAATCTCCTGCCATGGAGATCAACGCAACCAAACTCACGATTGATGACAAGGCGCTTGAACTGGCTGCTAGTCCTTTCCTTGAGTTTAATATTGAACTGCTAACTGGAACTACTGCACAACTCATTGCAGGCATGAGTCATGATCCTGATGGTGACTCGTACTATTACGAGATTGGAGAACAAGAAACAGATGGTACAACCCCAGGCAACACTTATAGTGGACTCACAGGCGAACTGGTTATTCAAAAGCATACGGTGTATAGCACCTATTCAAGAACAGAGCCTAATCCAAACCCTGTTGGAGAATACGAAAGCGAGCCGTATGGTTTTGTAACCGGCGACTATCTGAATCGTGGTCCTGGATATAATGAGGCAGACACAGATGGTGGTGGGCAAGACCGCATCCACATAGATGATCCTGGCGGCGGGCAAGTTCCTGAACTAACTGGAACTGAATACTCTCGTGCCACTATTCTGTCCATCAGCAACATCAACATCACAGGTAACACAGCAACCGTAAAGGTTCGCGTATACAACGATGTACCATTTAAAGTAGGCGCTGCATATACCTCACGAAGCGGAGTACACTTCACCATCACCCAAATCGCAGGACAAGCGGGCAATGATATTGAAATTAATGGTGGTGGTATCATTCTTAATTCCACAGATGGAAACAAATCTATTCTGTGGGCAAACAGCAATGATGCATGGACTCTGAATCAGAATCTAGCAGTAGATACTCGATTCCATGTGCTTACTCCGTTCAACATAGCGAACGGAACCACAAATTACCCTGATAACTCAGGGGGAACTAAGGATTATTGGAATGTAAATCAGTACATGGATGTCTCCCTAATCACAGGCAATCATTGCTTGACTGGTAGTGACAATGGACTCTTACACTTTGCATATGTTCCCGTGGGAGTCACAGAAACAAACGGTCATGTGCCTGCTTTGAGCATTTTGCCGTGCGGTGGCATCTATATCCATAACATTACTTGCTCTCCGCAGTTCAGTATTACAGGTGGAGTTAGACCAAATAGTGTTGTTGTTACCAATGAATTTGGTGTGTTGGAACATACTCAGCAAGATCGAATCTTTGTGCCTGTCACGGGCGCTGTCAACTCCAACGAGCATACAGACTTTAAAGTTGGAGATGTGGTTGGTATCTCTGCAAACGGTGCGCTGTTCTTGGCAAGAGCAGACACCCGTGATAACGCAGAAGTTCTTGGAATTGTAGTGCAACAGATAACTGGTGGAGGGAATGATTGTGATATCGGCGGAGGCTCAACAGCATCCGAAGGATGGCTAATCGCTGTTGGCAATCTGATTGACTGGACCACAGGAATGTGCGGTCTTTCATCCATCACAACTGGATCCGTATACTTCCTGAATCCCATCACAGGCGGAACACTTGTGGATTGTGAACCACTTGAAGTAGGACACATCAGAAAGCCAGTTGCTCTGGCAGTGAATCAGTCGCAGTTGCTTGTCACCAACTACGAAGGTGTGGTGAACGGAGACTATTTCCAAGAGAATCCTGTACAAAGACTAGATGATCTGCGTGATGTGGATGCTCCTGTTACCGGCGCAAATGCTGTAACAGGTGGCCAGATTCTTGTGTGGAACGGTACTACTTCCATGTGGGAGAACACTTCAAGCAGATTGCCGAACACTTTACCGCCCATCGCACCGAACGATCCTGGCATTGCTGGTGAAGTTAGATTTGACGCTAATCATCTCTATGTTTGTATTGCTACTAACGACTGGCGTAGAGTTGCGCTTTCCACTTTCTAACAGGCAGGTATCTAATCTACATAGAGTGAGGTTTCTGCCATGGGCGTAAGCGCATTTCACAGAGCATACTGGGACGGTAGAGCATATCGCCGCACCAAGATTTATCAACGGGATCACACATTCCTGTTTGGAGATGTGGTACGGGTTGATAAGATCACAGGGCTGTGGGTTTTGGCAAGTGCAGATACCTTGGATAACGCAGAAGGCCTTGCCATTGTGAGTCACAGCGGATATCGGGGCACCAACAATAGTGCTTCTACCGCAGATTATGCCAGACGCGCTTTGCCTTCATATGCGTTTGATCATCGCACACAAACCGAAGAAAACTGTAATGATCCGCGTCACTTTTTCAGCGTTGTGTTTCGTGGTGAGATCACCATTCCTGACAACCAAGATATTGACTACAATCAATACGCTCTGCTCACAGGCACAGCAAGTGTTCCACAAGCATACACGCCAGGTGGTGTCTATTATCTGAGTCCGTTTGAAGGTGAAGACGGAAAACTCATTTGTAAAAGTCCATTAGAGTTTGGTGGCCACATGATATCTTCGGTTGTGAAACCAATGCTGATTGCCTTGGATCACACTCGCGCTGTAGTGGTGAACTACATTGGTTCCAAACTAGACAACATCCCCGAAGAATGGGCATACATTCAAGATATTCAGAAGGTGGGTGCAATTGGTGCATTCCTTGAAAACAACATTCCCGATTCATGGATTGCAGCCGATGGAAGACTGTGTACCACCGCACAATACCCATACCTTTCAGAAGCAATTGCAGGCAGCGTTCGTGTTCCTGCAACACTAACGCTAGAAACAAATCCACCACAAGCAGATTCTTTTACTGGTATAACTGGATATTGTATTCTTGACTTCTCTGGCGAAGATATTGATGTTAGCGCGGCCATAATTCAAAAACCTCTGCTTCTTCGCTTGGAGTCAAACCTTACTAGCATTGCAGAAGTTCCTGCCCAAATTGATGATATCATTGATGAAAATCGACTCAGGGTCATCATTGATACTGATGTGCGAATGGATGGTATGACAGGACCATATCAACCAGGCGTTCCGTTGAATGTGAAGGTTCGCGCACCTGGCATTCCAGGCCTGGATGATCAGTTTTTTGTTCCGAATCTACGAAATCGTACTGTACGAGGTGCTGATCCCTCGGCAGTTTTTCAAGGCTCTCCCCTCAGACAGTCTGATCTGGGCGATTACTCAGGATCAAACACAGCAACTCTAGACGAAGGTGGAGATATAGCCAGCGGAACAGGATACAGCGCAACAGTTGATACACGCGCTAGTTCTGTGAATGTGATATTTGCCATCAAAACAAATACGGTGGATTGCGGATCGTTTATAAACGATTGCTGCACAAACATATCACCTGTTGGGTTAAATGACAATGCCATTATTAATGGTTCGTTCTTGGTTTGGCAACGAGGCAAAGAGTTTTCTCGGGGTTTGCACAAGGCTCAACCTCAATACACTGCTGATCGTTGGTTTGAAGATTTTAGTTTATCACCACCCGCTTCTCCAGGCTCCATAGGAAGTTATCATGCACTGAAAAAAGGAGTAAAGCATACACACTTTAATCCTGCTGCAATGGTTGTTCCTCCGCTTACAAACGCAGATGAAGTTTCTCAAGAACTTCCTGACTATATCACCACATATGCTCAGGTACAAGGAACTTTAATGACAGCAACTCGCAGTACTTTTAATGGACCTACATCATACACAGTCACAGCGCCAGGGGCGCTGCTCGAAAACTCTCAAGAGTCATATCATTACTTGGAAAACAGAATTGAAGATGTTAGAACTCTCAGCAATGAACGAGTTACTTTGAGTTTTTGGGCGCGAGGAACGCATGAAGGATCAATCTATGTGAGTATACGCCAGCATTTTGCAGGCAATAGAGGAATTTTGGATGATGCTTACTTTACTCCTGTTCCAATTTCTATTGATGGAACCTCAAATTGGAATCGTTACGAAGTCACATTAGACATTCCTGATGTTCAAGAAACAAAACCTTCGGATGGATACATTGGAGGCAACAGTTTCTTGGGAATACAATTTTGGACGATGTATTTTGAAGGTTCTTGCACAGGCGCTGCCAACCCAACAGTGTATGATTTGATTGTTGCTACCCCAGGACCTGAAAATACAGACCTACAATTCCTCTTCCAGCCGCCACCGCTGAGATGTGCGTGTGGAGAGATAGGTGTCTGTACGGATGTGCAGTGTCCTGCTTGCGCCGCGGGCGGTGGCGATGGCACGGGCGTTCCCTGCGCTCCAGTAAGATTCAAGTGTTGTACAGATCGGTTGCAGGTATGCGGAAAATTTGAGGATGTAGTAGCCGCTCTCGACGCAGTGCAGCGCCCCTGTGGGCTAAAGCAAATCAGTTGGTCCGAAGTAACTGGAGGGTCAAACTGCAATTGCACGACCTCACAGCAGTTTTTCCACTGTACTGCTCCGCCGCTGCCTCAGGCGTCGTTAACCGGCACGCTCGGTGCGTGTAGCCTGCTGGCCGGCCAATTTTACAGTGATTCCATCGGGCCGTGTTTACAGGATTTTGCGGATGGAGAAGACGAAGGGAACCACCCAGCCCTTAGAGGCAGTTGTAACGGATGTGGGACCCCATCCCCCGGCCTCGCCACCGTCGCCGAGTACTGTCTATGCTGCCAGTGTCCCACCCCTCAGAACCCAGCGGCGCCATGGGGGTGCTTCGCACCGCCACCGCCGCCACCGCCACCGCCGCCACCGCCGCCACCGCCGCCCCCGCCACCGCCGCCCCCACCCCCCACCCCGCCCCCACCCCCGCCCCCCCCACCAC